CGCAAGCCGTGGGCACTCGAATGCGATCTCCTACCATACGTTGCGAGAATACACAACCGAGGAATGAAGATCGACCCCGAATACGCAGGGAGGGTAGTAAGTGAAATTGAAGTCGCAATTGGCGAAAAAAGCAAGGCATTTGTTCCGGGATTTAACGTTAGATCACCAAAGGCAGTTGAACAGCTTTATCGAGCAAATGGATATACAGATGAAGGATTCGCAAGAACTGATGGAGGTGCTCTATCTTTTACAGAGAAATGGCTTGAGACAAACGATATTGGACACTCAATCCTCGCAGTGCGCCGTCTTGAGAAAGCTAGAGACAGTTTCATCACGCCACTTATTGATACCCACAATGTCAACGGAAGAGTCCACCCAATTCTCAATCAGTCCAAATCCGACGATTACGGAGTAGCCGGTGTCAGATTTTCCTGCTCAGAGCCAAACCTACAGGCTTTCCCCAAGAGAAATATTGACGTTGGAAGAGTTGTTAGACGACTGGTTGTACCCGACGATGGCTTCGTCATTGAGGAGGCTGATGCAAAACAACAAGAACCAAGGCTGTTCACTCACTATTCGGGAGATGCCGCTCTTGTTGACGGGTACCGAAGCGGTACAATGGATATTCACGACAGAGCCTCCGAAGTCCTCGGACTAGACCGCGAGACAGCTAAGCGAATGGGGATGGGGATGCTAACCATGATGTCGCCCCCCACCCTTGCGGGGCACATGCGTTGGCCCATTGAACAGGCCCGCGATGCTCACCGCAGGTTCCTCACCGACGCGTTCCCGGCGATCAAGACGTTCCAGGACACGGCGGTTTTCGTCTTCAAACGGAGGGGGTATGTTAAGACCCTACTTGGCCGACGAGCTTACTTGGATGACCCAAGATTCGCTTACCGCGCCGTATCTCGAATTATCCAGAATGTCGGCGGCGAGCACCTCAAGATGTGCTTACTGCGGGCGTGCCAATATGAAGATGCGCATCCAAACGGAGTACAAATCTTACTTACCATCCATGATAGTTTGTTGTGGCAACGAGCCCCTGATCACAGTCCATTGGACCTCATCAAGAGCATCGAAAATGTGGCGGAGGAATTAGAATTGTCGGTTCCCATCCCATTCGGGTTGGGTAGTGGTCCAGATTGGGCTCGGGCGAGCTATGGGAACAAACTGGATAAATACGAAGAATGATGGTAGTGCCAAGCATCGATATGCGGTGTTTGGCGGTACCATCCCGGTACCTATTCCCTAGCTAGGAGGAAAATATGAGAAGGCTACTGTTAGGTTGCACTGCTTTACTTGGTTTATTGGCGGTAAGCCCCGCCAGCGCCGACATTATCCTAGACACCACCGGCTTAGGCGGGACTGGAAACAACGTTACGTTTTCCAGCATCGCCAGCACCAATCTGATCCTTGGCACGCTCAATGGTCAGAACAACGAGGTTGTGCGTTTCCTCGACCTGTCCGGCAACAGCAATTTCAGCGGCGCTGCCAACGGCAACGACATCAAGATCGTCAACACTAGCGATCTCGATATTACGGTCTGGGACAGCCTCAACACGACCCAACTTGGCGTGACACGCGACATCTTCTCCATCAAGGGAGATGGCACGCTGCTCGTCAGGGTGACTGCCTTGGAAAGCGATGGCACCTTCAAGGACTTCAACTTCAGTCAGGCTCTCAGCACTGGTCAGAATGGCTTTGATTTCAAGGCCATCAACGGCGAGTACATCTGGGACGTCGACCTGAAGGTGGTTGGCGGCACCATCACCGACTTCGAGCACTTCCGCATCGACGTGCGGGCGGTTCCGGGTCCGGTTGCTGGTGTTCCTGAGCCCGGTACTTGGTTTATGATGATCGTCGGTTTCCTATTCGTCAGCCTCTACCGCATGCGGAAGGCCCGTCAGGAAGGCACCGAGTTCCGCTGGTTCTCAGCGGCTCCGTGGCGGTCAGCGTAACAACAACGGGGGCGGCGTAAGCGCCGCTCCCTCCATCCCTCAAATATTCAACTAGGAGAGCCTGAATGCCTAAATCATTTTTCGCGTTAATCACTCCAATGAAGGCCCCGCACCCGGACAACACGCTGCCGGGTCAACAGCCGCACCCCGATCAGGGTCTTCCAGGATCACAGCCGCACCCCGATCAAGGGTTGCCCGGTGATCTGCCGCATCCGGAAAATCCGATCTACTACCCGTTACCCCCGGGTGCTCCGGTCGACCCCGAATACGGTATCCCCGAAAATGGGCCGCATCCGGATCAAGGTTTGCCGGGTTCTCAGCCGAAACCGGATCAGGGCTTGCCGCCTTTCCCCTCGCATCCTATCGCACTACCTCCGGGTGGTGGGAACTGGTTACCGGTTTACATCGACAACACATTGCCCGGGTCACAGCCGAAGCCCGATCAGGGTCTACCGCCGTTCCCCTCACATCCCATCGTTATCCCGCCCGACATGCCCGCTCCGCCAGAAATCGGCATCGAAGGTACTATCAAGTTCAAGGCGATCTGGACGCCTGAGAACGGTTGGCAGACCATTGGCGTGATCATTCCGTCCGGCGGCAGCGGCAAGCCGGTGCCGACGCCTTCCAAGAAAAAGTAACCGAACTGCGAGGGACTGACAATGTTTGATGTAAAATTGAAGGTCCCTCGCATCGTTACGCGTGGTTGGGATAAATTTTGTGATTGGGGCAACGTGCCGTTATGGCGCGTAGGAAAATACGAAATCCTGCGCCTAGACGTATTCAATTTATTTGGCCTAGTAGCGACTGTTGTTTGGGGCTATTATAGTGGCGGCTATTGGTACGCACTCCTTAGCTTCTTCTCCTATGTCCTCGTAGCGATGTGTGCCTTATGGTTTTTCTGAAAGCTGGACTGTTCGGAGGATCAGCGTTGGTGGCGCTGATGTTCGTCTTCGCGGCACGAAATGACGTGCCTCAAACTGTAGCGGCGACTGTAAGCGTCGGCGAAGATGACTTCGATGAGGTATGGCGCGAAGCGGCTGTCAACTCGGCGTTGAAGTCGGCTTCATTGCGACTAACTCAACCAACACCGATTAAGACGGAAGTAATTCTTCCCACCGTGATCGCCAAACCGGAAGAGCTAACACCGAAGCTTAAACGAAAACTAGTCGTAGAGCGCGACGTTTGTCAGCGCCACGGAATGCGCAAGGTAACAACTCGCGGCGGAAAAAGTTGGCGCTGCAAGCGCTGAAAAGATACTTGACAGAGATCACAGGGAGTGTTAAAATGCCGTACCGACCCGGGGACCCGACCGTGCAAATAGAGGCCAGAATTGAGACTACTACGGCCAAAGCCTACCTCATCGAACCTACGATGACGGCGAAGAAGCAAGTATGGCTGCCGAAGTCTCAGACGGTCGAAATGGGGGACGCCGACGAGAACGGTCTGCGTCTATTCACGGTCACCGAATGGTGGGCACAACGAGCGGAGCTAGACGAAGAATGAGGTGTAACATCAAGTCATTCGTGATTGCCACGCAACCGTACGGTCAGGCAGGAGCCGCCTCGATTTGCGAAACGCACCACTGGCAATTTGGGAATCTACCGGTAGGAACGGACACCCTGTGCCCAATTGGGCGCATCGAGGAAGCGCGCGACAACGCGATAGAGGAGATAAGGATGGCGAAGGAAGCCCCATGACAAGTGAGTCCAGCATCAAACGCGACATGGTGAAGTCGATGCACGAGGGCGGGGGTTACGCTCGCCGCTTCGAGGATCAATACACTGTCGGAACATACGACATGATCCTAATTCCGCTTGGGCTGCCAGCGTTTTTCGCCGAGGTTAAGCTGATCCGGGATCATGTATTTGGCCCGACGCCGAGGCAGGCTATAGAACTACAGCGCATTATTGATGCCTCCGGACAAAGTGGCCACGTTATTGCCGTGATGATTGGTTGGAAGGATGGGGTATTTTACTTCAGCCGACCCAAGATGCGTATCAACCGAATTGACTGCTTTTCGGTTACTACGAGCGACATGCCGTTCTACAAGCAGTTGACACTCTACTATTACTCACAAAAAGGACAGCCGAAATGAATCCAAACATCAAGCCTGACGAATTATCCCTCGCGGAGAACATCCTGCTGGATGCCGGTCAGGCAATTCGCGACCGCAGCAAGGAACATGGCCACACCGAACGGTCATTCGGCATGATCGGCGATATGTGGGGAAGCTACATCGCCCACGCGTTCACCATTCGCGGCGAGACGAAGCTCTACCCCCGCGACATTGCTCACATGTTGAGCTTGCTGAAGACAGCCCGCGCTGTTTACGGCTACTCCGTTGACAATTTCGTGGACGGTGTGGGTTATACCGCGCTCGCTGCGATGCTTACCCCGCCGCGCACCGAAGATAATCCGGGGGACAGGAAAACGATGGCCGAACTGTTCCCGAAGCGTCAATCCCCCATCATAACCGAGGCCAAGGATGATACTTTTTAAGTTCAAGGGCGTCCATTGCGTCGTTGACGGGCAGTTTGGTTCCACAGGCAAGGGGGCGCTCTGCGCCTACCTTGCCGACCAAGCCATCCGCACCGGGGCCGACATTCGCTTCAATGGCTCCATCTACAGCGGAGGGCCAAACAGCGGGCATACCTTCTACTTCCAAGGCAACAAGCATGTACTGAAGCAGTTGCCGACATTCAGCACCTATCTGTCGCTGAACAACAAGGTGATCCCGGTGTACTTATCTGCCGGGGCAGTTATCGATCGGGACATTCTCCAGCGCGAGGCGGAGACATACCCCAACATGCCTATATTCGTCCACCCCAACGCTGTCATATTGACCGACGAGGATCGGAAGGCGGAGTCGATCGGTTCCATAGCCGAAGTGGCGGGCACCCGGAGCGGAACCGGGGCGGCTCTTACTCGGAAGATCATGCGAGAACCTCGAGCTATCGCCGCCCATTCGCTTGGGATGGTTGCGAAGAACGTGGTGCTACAGAACCACCGCATCAAGCCCGAGCGCAACGCATATTTCATGGAGGTCGCGCAGGGGTTCAGCCTTGGGATCAACTCCCATTTCTACCCCAAGGTAACTTCCAGGGAGTGCACCGTTATGCAGGGGTTGGCGGATGCGCGGATACCTCCTCGCCATCTTGCTATGACTTACATGGCGATCCGCACCTTCCCGATCCGAGTTGGCGACGTCGATGGCCATTCGTCCGGCACTTGGTACGACGACCAGCAGGAAACTACTTGGGAGAGGGTCGGGGTAGAGCCGGAAATCACCACGGTGACGAAGCGAATCCGGAGGGTGGCGACGTTCAGCATGCAACAATTCTACGATGCCTGCCACGCCAACGATCCGGACGTAGTTTTCGTCAGCCATTTGGACTACCTAAGTGGAATAGACCGAGAGGACTTCCTGCTCGACATACAATCCGCCAGAGCTACCATGAACAAACACTTTATGATGCTTGGTGGTTATGGCCCAATGGTTAAGGACATCAAACAGGAGAGTGGGGAATATGCCGACTAACATCCTAGTTCAAGTACCAGATTCGCTGAGGATACACCACACCCATCTTCTAAAATTCTTCGAAGGGATGATCCGAAAATTGGACTTGAACTCCCACAAAGACACCCCTACGGTGAAGTCCATCCCCCAAATTCTGGACGACCTGCAACAGGAAGTCATCGAGTTCGAAGAACAGATGGCACTCAATAAGTTCGATGAGAATACGCTCGTAGAATTGATGGACACGGCTAACTTTGCATATTTGGCGTACGTTGCGCTTAGAATGCAAGGGGTGGAGCATGCCCGATGAAACCCGACCAGTTACCATTCGACTTCTCCAATCCGAGTG